GCATCCTGGCTATAAGCATCTTGACGATGCTTCGAAGTATCCAAACGCAAACAAGGCATTGAGCAACGTATTCTTCGTTGGATGCCCACCGCATTATGGCGAGGATGTGTTTGCCTATTACGAAAGCGTGATGTCAAAATGGCAATCGTAAACGTCTTTGGAGGATATGGTTTTGTCGGAAGTGAATACTGTAACGTCGCCAAAGGCTGGATCAAAAATTACAGAGATAATTACCAAGTACGGAGTGCCGATTGCGTTTACTTTATTAGTACCGTTGATAACTATAATGTACACGTCAATTCTCTATTGGATATTGATACTAATCTCGTTGTATTGATGAAGGTTCTCGACGAATATCGTAAGTACATAAAAGAAACTGGCGAGAAGGGAACGTTCAATTTCGTCAGTTCCTGGTTTGTATACGGTAAAGATTCTGGTTTCGGGGAAGGCTCTCGTGGCATCCCCGAGACTGAGTCTTGCGATCCAAAGGGATTTTATTCAATCACAAAGCGTTGCGCCGAGCAGTTGCTTATGTCATACTGCGAGACGTTTGATCTGAACTATCGTATCTTGAGGCTGGCTAATGTCCTTGGTAAAGAAGATAAGAAAGTATCTGCGAAGAAAAACGCACTCCAGTATTTACTGGGAGAACTCAAAGCCAACCGACCAGTCGACCTCTACGACTCTGGTTATTTTTATCGTGATTATATTGATGTTAGGGATTGCGCTCGAGCAATCGATCTTTGTGTACGAACTGGCGAGCAAAATAGTATCTACAATATCGGAAACGGTAAGGGAATAATCTTCCGAGATATTATTCGCTATGCTCGAGACTCGATGGACTCTGGATCAGAAATTCGTACGATCGAGCAGAAAGAGTTTCATAAGAAAGTCCAGTCGTCTCGCTCTTTCTTTATGGATAATACCAAACTGAGAGAACTCGGATATCGCCCCGAGTATTCGATTCAGCAAACGGTTGATGATATTATTTACGGAATTCTAACCGAACAAAATAACTAAATATACTATATCCCACAGTGTGGAAGAAAGTATGTTTGGTTTCAAACAATATATTCCGTTTCTAACAGAGCAAAAGGCACCTGCTCGCGGAATCCAACACCTTCCACACGCATTCGAACCTACGCTGCACGCTAATCGCGGTGGTGTAAACAAAGCCATCTCATCAATTCAAGGTGTTATTAGCGGTCGCGCTCCACTGACTCGTAAAATCGACGATCGCATGTCGTTTCAGGTTATTCGCACACCTGAAGGAAAGATTGGAGTCAAATACAAAGGTCCTGGTGCGCAATATAACTATTCCGCAGAAGATATTAAGAAGCAACATAGCGAAAAGCCATATATCGCTGGACCACTTATGAATGCTCTCAAGCATATTCATAAAGTGCTTCCAGAGGGTCCAGGAGAGTATCAGGGTGGATATCTCAGTGCTGTCGAGGATCGCACCGAAGAAGATGGTAAGATTGGGCACAAACCAAATACTATTCGCTATTCTGTAGATAAAAACTCTCCAGAAGGTAAGAAACTCGCAAAGGCTCCGTTGAGTATCGCCTTACACTCTAGACTAAATGCGGAGGGCAAGCCTTCCCCTATTGAAGCAGGTGAATTGAAAGATCACCCTGATGTTCATGTAATGAGCCACCTCATTTCTCCAGAAGAAAGAAAACTCTCTCCTGAAGCGAAAAGAAAAGCACTAGAACATATCGCTACGGCTAAAGCGATGGCGAAAGGTCATGGCCACGAACACCATGAAGGACACGAAGAAACATTACAGAGATATTCAAACTCTACGATTGATACTGGCGAGAAACCTTCAGCTAAAGGTTATACAAAGTTCTTAGAGAAACATCATCAGAAACTTATTGATAAAGTCAAAACCGAAAAGACAAAGGCTCGTAAGACTGAAGACATGAAAGCCGCAACCAATCATGTCAACGATAATCTAGAAAAGTTTGATCGCAGTTTCGACATTCATCGCCACTTACAGCAAGCGACTTATACAGTTGCTGACGCTCTATCTAAAACGGCTCATGGTGGATATTCGCATCACATCCATGGTCAAGAGGCTGCTGGCGAGGGATTTGTTTCTGGTAATGCTAAATTTGTACCTCGTAAATTCACTGAAGCAAATCGTAAACGTTCAGCCGAACTCAAAGCGCAAAAGAGTATCATATGAGTAAAGCCACGTTCACCTTTGGTCGCTTCAATCCACCAACTGAAGTTGGTCATGGTAAACTTGTATCAGCTGTTCAAGATCATGCCGAGAAAACTGGTGGTCGTCATTACATTTTCCCATCACATTCTCAAGATGCGAAAAAGAATCCATTGAGCCATGACGATAAAGTGCATGCGATGAGCAGACTATTCCCAAACGCGAATATTGTTTCTCACAGTAAATTGCGTACAGCAATAGATGCTATGAAGCACTTAGAGAAGAAAGGTCATACTAATGTGACCATGGTTGTTGGCTCAGATCGCGTTGCAGAGTTCCACGGATTACTTTCTAAATACAGAAAGAAAGAATTTCCTGGAATCAAAAAAGTAAACGTTGTTTCAGCAGGTAATCGTGATCCAGATGCAGAGGGAGCAGAAGGTATGTCTGCCTCTAAACTTCGAGGTCTAGTTGCTTCTGGAAAGAAAGACGAATTCGTTTCACACTACAGTGATAAAAAACTTGGCAAACATATACATGATAGAGTAAAAGCAGGTATGCAAATGGAATCAACAAACCCCGTCGGCATTTTTCTACTTGGTGGTCCTGGAAGCGGAAAGGATTATGTTCTGAAGAACATCTTTTCTCGTTTCGATTTGACCGAAGTGCAAGCAGATCAAATTCTGAATGGAGTTGCATCAGAACTCTATGAGTCAAAGCAAAACATCGTCATCAATGGCGCGAATGATCCAGAAAAGATTTCTGTGATTCAATCGATGCTTGAGGGATATGTCTTTGACTTCGTTCATGTAACTGTTTCGAACAAAGTTTCTCGTTTGCGCAATGAACAAAGAGAACAACCAATCTCTGAGTCAAAGCGCATTGATAAGTTTCTCAAGGCAGAAAAACTTGCTCAGCAAACTGAAGCATATATCTTCAATAACTCAATCAATCTAAACGAGTCATCAGAGTTTGAAAGAGTTTTCTTTGCTTCTCAAATCGAAAAACTTCTTGAGCGAATTGTTGAACTTGGTTTACCAATGCTTGAATCAGCAGAACCAAAAACTTTTTTGCACCTTCGCGAAAAGAAATTTCCTCCCGTCGCGAAGGACAAAGAAACAGGGCTTCCAAAAAAGTACGTTCGAGGTTTGAGCACTTCAACCGCAAAGGCACGTAAGACTCATTGGAAAAAGATGGGCAAGTTGTCAGATAAAGATCCAAGAGCGTATGAGCCAGCTCCTGGAGATGCAACTGCGAAAACAAAACCAAGCAAGCATACTATTGCTGTTCGTAAGATGATGGACGAACAGGTTTCAGGTAGTTTGAAGGTTCCACATACCGTAGAATCAATCGCTGAGAAACATAAAGTTTCAGTTGCTTCTATTATCGAAGCATTGAAGCGCGGTATGCAGGTTGAGATGGAACACACCAAAGACGAAGCAACCGCAAAGATTATTGCACTCGCTCATCTCTGGGAAAAGCCAGATTACTATACATTGCTGGCAAAGATGGAACAAGCAGAACCAATGACTGCTGCTGATCACATTGACGCAGAAAAGAAAATTCAAAGAGAACGAGATCGTCGTGACTGGAGAATTTTACATCATCAAAATCGTCACATTCATAAAGCAGCGATGGGCGAAGCAGCTGAAGATCTGCCATCAAAACTACGTCGCGCACCAAGAAGTGGCAATATTACTCAGGTGATGGATAAGCGTCAAGAGACAGGTCGCGTTGAAGAATCAGATTCTTCACTCTCAGCAAAAGCCGCAAAGTCTGGTATTTCTGTAGGAACATTGCGTAAGGTTTATAAGCGTGGTGTTGCTGCTTGGAATTCTGGACATCGCCCAGGAACGACACCACAACAGTGGGGTCATGCTCGTGTGAATTCTTATATCAATAAGGGCAAAACATATCACACTGCTGATAAAGATCTAAGAGAAGAACTAGAAAATATTGACGAACTATTCGAAATGCAATTAGTGGGCACGGACGAATACCGAAAGCATGCAATTGCAATGACCCCAGGACAAGACCAGGAGATAGCAAATGCTTTCAGCACTAAAGCAACTACTCAAACCAAGGAATCAAATGAAGGTTGTGGTTGCGAAAATGACACAAATGCAGAAGTTGGAAATGGAAATGGAGAAAGTGTTCCTCGACGCTTCAGAGATCTCAGAACCGAAGCCAAAAAAGAAAAGGAAGTTGGCGGAGACTCAACAGTAAATCTAGAACCTGTCTTTGATCCAAAAAAGAAAAAGCCAAAGAACTCTCAAATAACACCTCCAACTCACACAGACGCAGCTCTTCAGGGATTGCCAGTCGCTTCTCGCTATACGGCATTCGAAGAAACAGAGCAAAAATTGTCAACTCTAGAAAATCTTACAGAGTTGGCACCAACTCTAGAAGAGGCAGTATCATATCACCTCGAGAACAAAATCTCATTTACTGAGAATGTTTTCCGTCCAGGATCAGAAATGTTCTTTGATATGATCAGCGAAGCCAAGCGTCTTTACAAAGAAGGCAGTTATGAGCCTAAAGATGACTGGGAAAGAGACATGCTCAATTCAGACATCGGCGAGATCGCAGAGTTTGAAGGTCAGCAAGTTGTTCTTGACTATCCTGTTCAGGAGGGTCTAGAAGAATGTTGGAAAGGCTACACTCAGCGCGGAATGAAGAAGAAGGGCGATAAGATGGTCCCTAACTGCGTTCCCGTGAACGAAGCCGATGATCCAACAAAGGGTAAGGGTATCGGCAAGCCATGGCAAGAAGGCGGTGGTGGTGCTGTTTATGTTCGAGTTGGCGACGGAGTCCGTAAAGTCAGTTTCAGTAAGTCTGGAATGAAGAAAAAGTATATGGATCCTGCAGCAACTCGCTCTTTTGTCGCTCGCCATCGTTGCTTGACAAACACGGATAAAACTAGCGCATCCTACTGGGCATGCCGTTGGCCACGTTTCTTTAGCAATTCAGGTAAGACATGGTGGTAAAAAGAAGTGAACAAGCCATATTTGGACGAAAAACTAAATAATTGGACGTTTGTTCGAACTTTTCGTCATAATGTTTTGAGTGATGAACTAGTATGGCATCGTGACGAAAAAGGTAGATATATTGAGGTTTTAGAGGGTAGTGGTTGGGAAATCCAATACGAAAATAAACTACCTCAAAAACTTTATAAAGGAGATCGGTTTTTTATCCCCGAGAAAACCTATCATAGAATAAAACGGGGAACGACTGATTTGATCGTAAAGATCGAGGAATTTGATGGAATATAATAATTTGATTGAACAGGCGGAGCAAATGGTTTCTGAGCAAACAGAACCAGCTCTAATCGACGCATTATATAATGTGATGTCAGATGCATTTGTTTTCTATTTCAAAGCCCATTCCTTTCACTGGAATGTAACTGGCAAAGACTTCCCTCAGTTACATGATTTCTTCGGTAAGATTTATGAAAATACTTTTAGTAAGATAGATGATCTTGCTGAACACATTCGTGCATTGAATGCTCCTGCTCCAATGAATCTTGCGAGTATTGTTGCAAAATCTAAAATTATGGAAAACAAAGAACCATTGACTGCAATGGAAATGGTCGCTGCTCTCGAAGCAGATAATACCAAAGTTCTTGCTGGTCTTTTGGCATGTGCAAAAATGGCAGAAGCCGCAGATGAAATTGGACTAAATGATTTCCTAACACAACTCTATGATGAACACAAGAAACTTGCTTGGATGTTGTCATCAACACTAAAGGGCTAATCAATGGCAGTCAAAATTCCAACAAAACTCCACACAATGTCACCAACCTTTCAAAAGGCTTGGTATAAAAGAAACAAGATGGAGTTGCCTGCTCATTTGACTGGATCAGTCAAACAGGCATCAAAAGAAGTCAAGCCGTCAGAAAGAGCGAAAGCACTTCAAGCCAAGAGCCTCAAAGCCTACGGTGCTACAAAAGGATTGAAGGTTGGTGGCGAGCATGGTAGCGGTGAGATGAAAGATACCATCGCTCCATTGACGCGCGATCAGCATTCTAAAGTTCAGGCTGCAGCAAGAGCAGCCAAAGCAGCAGAAAAAACAGCAGCACCAAAAAGAGAGCCAATCAAATCAAAAGAAGATCGTCTCAATTTCCTGAAGAAAACCTTTTCAAAGTCAAAATCAGAAAAGAGACAAGCAAGATTTGATATTCCAACTGTAGATCCAGATAACGAAGGTCATGACGATCTAAGAGATCTTCATCAGTCTTTGCATATTCGTAAAGGATATAATGAAGAAGCATCTCCAATGATCAAGCCACCTACAAATAGATTTGATAAAAAATCAGATGCCTTTGCGCATGTAGAGAAACATGGTGGTAAGGTATACAAGCAAACATATACTGACTCTAAGGGTCAACAAACAGTGTCATATTCTGTCAAAAAGGAAGAAGTTGAACTAGAGGAAGGTAGAATGAAAGATATCGTCACAAATCGTCAAGAAACAGAACGTCTAGAAAAAGATCTACCATTCACACCAGATAAAAACCCAGTTCGCAGAGGACGAGGAGGACCAATGTCTCAAGCAAAATGGCTTGCAAAACAAGCAATGATGAAGAAAATGAAAGAAATGCAAAATGAAGAAGTTGTATCAGAAGCGCCACGTCTACCTGTTGATGCAGGTGAATATGATTACGAAGGCGATATGGCAAAGTCTCAATTGCGTAGCATTCTAGCCAATGCAAAGCGCATGCATGATATGCTTGACGACAAAACAAACCTTCCTGAGTGGGTTCAGAGCAAGATCACTCTTGCTGAAGATTATATTGCAACCGCCGCCAATTATATGGAAGGCGAAATGAATGAGGGGTATGGTGGAAAGTTTCCTAAAGAATGGCAAAAAGAAATGGAAAAAATTCCATCTACATCAACAGTAGTGCATAAAGACAAAACAGTTGTCACCACTAAAAAAGATGGTAAAGTTGTTGACGTAAAGACAACTAAAAATGAAGAAGTTGAACAAGTTGATGAAGGTAAGGTTGCCAAGGCACTTGCCGTTGGTGCATTATCTCTCGCTTCAATGGGCGCAAAAGCCCACTCTGATACAACAAAGTCAGTTGCTGATCTAGCCAGAGAAAGACCTGCTGTTGCCAGCTTATTGAATAAGATTGGCGCACAGGGTCAAGTTCCTGCTTCAGATAAGCGTGCTGCTGAACTTCAAAGAAAACAAGATCAAGAAATGCCAGCTTCTGAACGTCGTGCAAAAGAACTAAAGAAGGAAGAAGTTGAGCAGGTATCTGAGAAAGCACCTCCAGGCGCAAAGTATGAGCGTATGGTCAAGCATATCAAGTCAGGATATGCAAAGGGTGGATTGACTCCAAAAGAAAAGTCAATTGCCTATGCAACTGCTTGGAAGGCTTATAAAAAGAACGAAGAAGTAGAGCAAGTTGAGGAGAAATATGAGAATAATCCTCTAATCCCACCAAGACCAAATAAGGCTGTTGGTCTCAAACCTTCTCAATTAGCAAAGAAACCTGCTATGGCTGCAGAAGCAGCAGAAGGATCAACTCCAACAACGCCAAAGGAAAAGGAACTCGCTGCACATCATGGTGATAAAAATAAAATCACATACGGTGATGTAATCAAAGCACGTCTAAAATCAGTCGCTCAAAAGGCAATGAAGGCAGGTAAGTAAAATGAAATATATCGTAGAACTAAAATACACAAATCCTGGACATGAACACATTTCATTGCGCCGTCGCGTTGATTCCGTTGCTCGTGTAGTTGAGGCTTCAAACGAAGAAGAAGCCATCAATCGTGCAGCAAATCAACAACGTGCTCTTGGTTTCAAAATCCAAGAAGCAAAGGTTATCAACGAAGAGCAACGCACAACCACATTTCCAATAGGTGGTGGTGTAGTCAATCTTCCTAAGAATCTACCATCAGAAAAAGATGGCACTGCAAAACTTTATGATCCAGAGAAGCACGACAAGAAACTTTCTCCTCCAGCGATGATGAAGAAGGAAGAAGTTGGTGCTGATAAGCGTGATGCTGGTTACAAGATGTCACCAGCTGTTCGTGCTGCTCAAAAGAAGTCTGATGAACTATCAAAAGTCGTCAAACGCCCACAGGCTGGAACTCTTGCTGCTGTCCATAAGTCTATGGAACGCACAATGGAACGCAATATGAAGAAAGAAGCAGCAGATCCAGGTTCTATGAAGGTTGTAAATAAGAAGGTGAAGGCTGCTGATAAGATGATCAGCGCAGCAAAGAAAGCTGCTACTGTGAATCTTGAGCCAGAACTAAAGATTACACGACCAATGGTCTAAGAGAATCATAATGCTAAATTTCAAACAATATATCAATGAACAAGTCGATGATGTAATCGACACCGATGACCGTCGTCTAGAAAATAATCTAGATGCGTTCAACGATGAATTAGATACATTGACCGATAAGCCATATCAAAACGCTCCAGTATTTCTTGCGCAATTGCGTGGAGTTTGCGAGCGTCATGGCATTCAGATCCCACAATCAGCAACTACCGAGTTTTTGAATCTTGGTGCTGAATTGGTCTACTCTCTTGGAACATCAGGGAAGTATCTCTATATCGTTTTTGATACAAACGATGCAGATGGATTTGTCGATGGTTACGCTCAAGTCGTAAGCAGCGATGAACTCGATGATTTGATGGGCATGACTGGTGAAGAATTGGCTGCAGAGCGCGAAGCAATCACCATGCGTCCATCAACATGGTATGCAAAAAGAGATGACGACTCAGGAAACGATAGCGAATACTAATTTATGTTTTTTGATGATTTGAATGAATCCAATATTTTGTTATATGCAGCAAAATGCTATGATAAGCCCAACTGCATTGATAGCGAATTCGATGAAGATTATAAAAGAATCCGTTATATAAAACGATTGCTTCATCGATATCGCGTCACTGGAGAATTGAAAGAAAGGCTTATACTGAACCATCTTGTTGTGGCTCAAAATGTATTTGGTGTTGAAGGCTCTACGAGAATGTTGTTTTTGCGAATTGATCCTAGAGATTACAGCGCACTCAAAACATTCTTGATCTATACTTCAGCAATGCCAAAGGTTGTAAAAGGTATACGCGAACAGAATATTATTTCTAGTGATATACCTTTAGATAATAGAATTGTAGATATACTGAGAAAAATCTAATCGATGAAAAAATTCAAAGAGTTTTCAGAACAAATTGCGATGAGTGTCGGTAGTGGCGCAGTAGCAGGAATGCCAACTGCCAGCCCACCAGAGCAAACACCTGTCGGTAAAGGTGTAACTACAAAAAAGAAAATGCTTCGTCGAATTGCACCGCATGATATGTTCGGTGGCATTCCAGTTTTCAAAGTTCGTTCTGAAGACTATCATAAAGCAGTTCACGGAAAGAAAAAGTTCAAACACTATACGTCTTACGTCTCTGGTTCTCTTGGCGAAGATGTTCGTGATTTCGCAGCGCAAAATCCAAATTCTGGAATTATTGTACAGGATGAGGTTACAGGCGCAATGTTTTACCTAAAGCACGGGAAAAAATGAAATGAAGAAAATAATTTTCTTGCTTGCTTTGTCATGTACACTTATTGGATGCTCGGACACATATAGATATCCTTGTCAGGATCCAGCAAATGCTAAGAATCCTGAATGTAATCGCCCATTATGTGAAGTCGATAAATTTTGTTTCGATACACTAAATGGTCTACCGCCAAAGGAAGCAGCAGAGATTGAGGCTGAAGTGACACCAACTGTAGATGAAGTGTCAGTTGATGAAGTTAGTAAAGATGAACCAACAGGAGAATGATTATGTTTAAAGGTCCACGTTATACAGAAAGCGAATTGATGGCTCGATTGAAATTTACAGTCGGTCTTTCTCTTGCATTTACTCTCACAGGAATCGTATTTGTAGTTCTCTACTCATTGATTTTTGTGACGCAACCAATGACTCAATCGCCAAACGATGCGAAGTTCTTTGAGTTGATCACTCCAATCGCAACATTCTTGACTGGTATTCTCTCAGGTATTATGTTGGGTAAGAATGACGATAAGAAAGCACCAGAGGCACCACGACCACCAGAACCAGCACTTGGTGATCCAACACCAGATGATTTGGTTCCAGAACCAGTCGCAGAAGTTGCTCCACTAGTTGTTGCTGGTGCAGTAGGCGCAGTGGCTGTTGCTGCTACTAATGATGACGACGAAGATCATATTGCCTGAGGTGATTTATGAGTTTAGCGGCTTTACAAAAGAAGATTGGCGTTACAGCAGACGGTGCATGGGGTCCAGGTACTCTACGCGCTGCTGCTGCATTCTATAAACTTTCTCCTGCGCGTGCTGCTCACTTCTTTGGTCAGACAGCGCATGAGACAGGTGGATTCAAAGCGTTTTCAGAAAATCTAAACTACGGAGCCAAAGGCTTGCGTGGAATTTTCGGAAAGTATTTCTCATCAGATGCTCTTGCTCTCCAATATGAAAGAAAACCAGAAAAAATCGCCAATCGCGTTTATGCAAATCGTATGGGCAATGGTCCTGAAGCATCTGGAGATGGTTGGAAATATCGTGGTCGTGGTGCGCTTCAACTAACTGGAAAAGATAATTACCTCGCATTTTCGAAGTATTGCAATCGTCCAGATGTAATGACGAATCCAGATCTCGTTGCTACTGAACTAGCATTTGAATCTGCAATGTTCTTCTTCGAAAAAAATAAACTTTGGGCAATCTGTGATCAAGGAGTGACTGATGCTGCGATATTATCCATTAGTAAGAAAGTTAATGGTGGTACACACGGCTTGGAAGATCGCAAGGCTAAGACGAAAACGTACTTCAGCCAATTGAGCGCACCTGCTGGAGCAGCACCTAAAGTTGTAACACCAGCAGCGGCTCCTGCAGCAGCGGTTAGTAAGGTCAGTCCAGAAATGCAGTTGTCTGAACATTTCAATCTGAAAGAGTTTACGAAATCAGAAACAGCAATTCGTAAAAGAATTGATAATACTCCAAACGCCGAACATGCTCAAAATCTAAAAAATGTATGTGAGAAAATTCTTGAGCCAGTTCGTCGTCATTTTGCAAAGCCTGTACGAATCAATAGTGGATATCGTGGACCAGCACTCAATGCTGCTGTTGGTGGTTCTGCAAAGTCGCAGCATTGTAATGGTGAGGCAGTAGACTTTGAGATTGACGGATTGCCAAATCCAGATCTTGCAAAGTGGGTCAGTCAGAATTGTGAATTCGATCAGATCATTCTAGAATTTTACGATCCTAAAGAAGGACCAAACAGCGGTTGGGTTCATGCTTCTTATACAAGCAAGGGATCAAATCGTAAACAAATTCTAACTGCAGTAAGTGTAAACGGTAAAACTGTTTACAAACCAGGGTTCGTGGTGTAAAAATAAATACCAAAAATAATAGTAGTATTCAATGACGACAACATCACTCTCAGACATCCTTGGTAGCGATAGCCCTCCTGGTCCACAAGGACCCCAGGGACCGCAAGGTGTTATAGGTCCGCAGGGTCCGTCTGGTCCGCAAGGTCCATCTGGTCCCATATTCACACTGACTGTTGAAGAAGTTTATGCTTCTAACAATCAGATTGCGAATACAGTTACCAACGTCAATAAGATTCAGTTTGACTTAGAATCTGCATTCAATACTGTCGATCAGACAAGTGGAACAGTTCGTATTGTAACCAGTTCTACATTCAAATACTGGGAAGTTGATGATGTTCTAAAACTTACGGCAATTGGTCTTGATACGATCAATTTCCTTTCTGGAAATAACGTCGTAATTGAAGCCAATGCAGCATCTACTCCACAAAGTATTCGTTTCAGTGTCCCGAATGTTGATCTGAAAGTCTCAAAGGCTGGTGATACACTCACTGGCACATTGAATACTCGTAGCCTTATCCCCACTTCTGATAATGTCTATACTCTTGGTGATTCTACAACTCGTTATAAGAAACTCTCTGTTGGATCTGACGGATTGCAGATCGGCGCTGCGAATATTTCTTATAGCGATGGGCAACTGGTTTCGACAGTTCCATTTGCATCAGACGTTTCTGTTATCGGTCCATCCGTAACTGTTTCAAATACTGTTTCCACAACCTCAGATTCTGAAGTTGTTATCGATTCATTTCCTGCCTCTGACTTTATTACAGTGAAATATGTTATTCAGGCTAAGAGCGTTGAAGGCATCCATTCTACAGAGTTGTTCTGTATGCATGATGGTATGACCGTCTATACGACTGAATACGCCATTTTGATCACAAATTATACCCTTGGAGTGTTTTCTCTCGTTATTGAAAGCGGAATGTGTAAACTAAAGTTCTTCCCAGACAACGATGATAATAATTTGATTACAATTCGTTTCTTACGACAAGCACTAGAGAGCTAAAAGGGCAAATTTTACTAAATATAAAAGCCGATTAGTTCAAGAATCGGCTCCAGGAGATTCTAAATGGCGACAATGAATAAAACATTTAGTGTTAAGACAGGTCTCGACCTTGCTAACACAATAATCCTCGATTCGAATCGTAACATTAGTAACGTCAACGTTGCTAATGTGCATACAGTAAATGCGAATTCGATCGTTACAGTCGGTGGGTTGAACGTTGTCGACCAAGCCAATACCGCTCGAACCACTGCGAACGATGCTTATGCCCAAGCAAATACCGCTCGCGATACCGCTAATGACGCATATGGTCAGGCTAATACCGCTAGAGCAACTGCAAACGATGCATATGGACAGGCGAATGCCGCATATGGTCAAGCAAACTCTGCTCGCGATCAAGCCAATACAGGATATGGTCAAGCCAACGCCGCTTACGGTCAGGCAAACGCAGCCTACGGTCAAGCCAATGCAGCCTACGCTGAAGCCAATATTTCTGCCAATACTGTTTCTGTTACAGTTGGCGGTCTAACGCTCAATAATAAGAAACTAATCCTACAAAATACCAACTCGATGACAATCGAGTTGCTCGACGATGGTGTGAATGCTAATCTCGTTCTAAAGAGCAGCGGTGGTATTGCTTATGATCAAGCGAATGCCGCCTATGGTCAAGCCAATGCTGCAAGAGATCAGGCTAACACCGCTCGTGCTACTGGCAATGATGCATACGCTCAGGCTAACACAGCACGTGATACCGCCAACGACGCATACGGTCAAGCCAATACTGCTCGTACAGTTGCTAACAATGCATATGGTCAAGCAAATCTAGCCTACGCTCAAGCCAATACCGCTCGCGATACAGCTAATGATGCCTACGGTCAGGCAAATACTGCTCGCACTACCGCAAACGATGCATATGCCCAAGCAAATGCTGGTTATGCTCAGGCGAATGCAGCATATGGACAAGCCAATGCCGCTTACGGTGAAGCAAACCTCAAGTTGAATCTAACTGGTGGTACGGTTTCTGGAGACCTTACTGTTCAGGGTAACTTGTTCCTAACAGGTAATGCGACGTATATCAACGTTGCAACCTTGAAGGTCAACGACTCGATTATTCAGTTGTCGACAAATTCGAATTCTGATACAGTCGATATCGGTTTTGTTGGACACTACAGCGAAGATGGCGGTACTACAAACCTCCACTCTGGTTTCATTCGTCACGCATCCGATAATGTATTCTATATCTTCGACGGATATGCAACTGAACCAAGCAATAACGTAATTGATGTTGCTTCTGCAAATCTTGCATGGTTGAGAGCAAACGTCAATGCAGCATCGTTGTTGATCAACGGCAATACTGTCGCAACGCAAGCAAATCTAACGATTGCTAATGATCAAGCCAACGCTGCATATGGTCAAGCAAACACAGCTCGCGGTACTGCTAATGATGCTTATGCTCAAGCGAATACTGCACGTGATACTGCGAATGGTGCCTATGCTCAGGCTAATGGTGCCTACGCTCAGGCTAATGGAGCATACGCCCAAGCCAATGGTGCATATTCGCAAGCGAACGGTGCATTTGAACAAGCCAATGGAGCCTATGCTCAAGCCAATGGTGCTTATGCCCAAGCCAACGTTTCTGCTAATACTGTTCGAGTCTATGCAAACAGCGCTGGCGCGTTGTCGAATAAGCATCTAAACTTCAACAATACAGCAAGCATCCAAGTCACCGTACTTGATAGTGGTGATGGAAATGCAAATATTGCATTTACTACTACTGGTGCTGCAGTTGCTGACGCTTATGCTCAAGCGAATGCTGGTTATAACCAAGCAAATGCTGCCTACGGTCAGGCGAATGCCGCCTATGGACAAGCAAATGCGGCTTATGGACAGGCTAACGCTGCTTACGGTCAAGCAAATCTAGCATATAGTCAAGCCAACGCTGCATATGACGAAGCCAATACTAAAGTTGAGACGATTGTAACTGGTCTTGGATTGTCCAACAGTGTTGCAACTGTCGCCAACGTAGTAACAGTAACGATTACGCCAAACATTGCAACGACGACAGTAATTGGTGTCACGAAACTCGTTGACTCGATTACTTCTACCGATACTGCTAATGCAGCAACACCAAACTCTGTCAACTGGCTAGAAACTAAGAAGGTCGATCGCGCTGGCGATACGATGACTGGCAAGTTGACAATCACCGTTGCTGGTGAGGGTCTTGAAGTTGCGAATGCTAATGTAACGAATACCCTAACCGTTGAAGCGTTGAAGGTTACGACGAATACTGTAACAACAGCGGCTTCTGGTCAGGTTGTTCTCGATGTGTTCCCAACGACAGAACTTGCTTCTGCAAAATACTTTGTCCAAGCCAATAGTGGATCAACATACCATACCACTGAAATTGTTCTTGTCCAAGAAGGCACAAATATTTGGATGACCGAATATGGTTCAATTCAAACTGGTGCTCCACTCGGTACGTTCAATGCAGACATTGATAGTGGAAATGTAAGATTGTTGTTCAACGCTACGCAGTCAATCAATACAATTCGTGCTGTACGTTATGGCATTGTCCCATAAATATAGCTGAACAATAAAATCCATTGGAGGATAGTGAATCCGATGAGGTCGTGAATCGCGCAGCAGCGTGATGTATTGCCCATCGCATTCCTTTTCATATGCCGAGCAATACGACAAATAAAACATTTAGCGTGAAACATGGTATTGACGTCGCCAATACCATAGTCGTCGACTCGAGTCGCAATCTCTCCAATATCGCATCAGCAAATATTACTGGAAACCTCAATGTAGGTTCCACGCTCTTTGCTGGAAATATTCTTCCTCTATCTGATAACACATACAGTTTGGGTTCTCCAAACGCTGTATGGAAAGACTTGCACGTTGCAAGTAATACCATCTACATTTACTATGGTCCAGACCTAGGAAACGTTGCAAGTCTCGGTTCAGACAATACAGGTATGCTTACCTGGGATGCTGAACCAATTACCAATCTCACTGGTAATATTTTTGCAACAGCCAATGGTGGAACTTCAGTTCGAGCCAACACATTCAACTTTGTCAATACTGCGAATGTGACAATCGCGCTCACTTCTCGTCCAGATGGTGTTGTCAATATTGCAATCGATGCAATTGGTGGTGGAGGCGGCGGCAGCGGAACAGGAACAGGCAATCCTGGATCAACTCGCAATGAGTTTACTGGTGATGGCAATACCACTACGTTTGGTCTTTCAGTTGTTCCAACGAGTGAAGCCCATACAATCGTCTTTGTTGATGGTGCTGTACAGTTAGATACAGATTATAGCATCTCCAATGCAAATCTTGTATTCGCAGTAGCACCAGAAAATAGCACATCAATTCTAGTTTATACAATTGGTGACTCAGGTCCTCAAGGTCCTACAGGTCCATCTGGTCCTGCTGGTGCAAATGGAACCATTGGTGTAAATGGTGATACTGGTCCACAGGGTCCACAGGGTCCTTCTGGTGCCACTGGTCCAACAGGTCCTGGTGGTACTGGCACAGGTAATCCTGGATCAACCAGAGATGTCTTCACAGGTGATGGCGCAAGCAATACATTTACATTGACTGTCCCACCAACTAGCGAAGCACATACTATCGTTTTTGTTGGTGCAATTCTACAAAGTAATAGTGATTATAATATTGCAAATGCGAATATTGTATTCACAACACCGCCAGCAAATAATGATGAGATTATAGTTTATACGATCGGTGACTCTGGTCCACAAGGTCCGACTGGTCCTTCAGGTCCAGGCGGTACAGGTCCTCAGGGTCCTACAGGTCCTTCAGGTCCGTCTGGTGTTCAAGGTAATGATGGTCCATCTGGTCCAACTGGTGCTGCAGGTCCTCAAGGACCACAAGGTCCTCAAGGTGTTGCTGGACCACAAGGACCACAGGGTGATCTTGGTCCGCAAGGTCCACAAGGTCCCCAGGGTCCACAGGGTGTTGCTGGTCCATCTGGTCCTCAAGGACCAAAGGGTGACACTGGTGAATTTGGTGGCGCAACGTTCCTCTACTACTATCAAACTGGCACATCGAATACTGACCCACAAACTGCAAACGTAACATTCAATAACTCGACATTGGTCAATGCTAATGTCATGTATATTGATTACATTGATGCGAATACTGCCAACGCTTTCAATTATCTTCAAACAATTGACGACTCAACTTCGTCGATCAAAGGTCACTTCAAAGCAGCCAACGTTGCAAATACTGCCGAATATGTTTATTTTGCAATCAATGGATTGCATACTGAAGTAAATACATATTTTATTGTCCCAGTTTCTGGATTGCAGTCTACATTGACTGGCAGTACATTTGCTGCAAACACTGCACTTGCAATCACTTTTGTTCGTACTGGCGATCAAGGCGACACTGGTCCTCAGGGTCCATCAGGTCCACAAGGTCCGCAAGGTCCTCAGGGTCCACAAGGTGCTGCGGGTCCGCAAGGTCCACAAGGTAATCTTGGACCACAAGGTCCGCAAGGTCCACAAGGTGTCAATGGTGATCCAGGTCCACAAGGTCCGCAAGGTGCAGCTGGTGCCGCAGGTCCTCAAGGTCCACAGGGTCCTTCTGGTGCAACTGGTCCAACAGGTCCATCAGGAACTGGTACAGGTAATCCTGGTGCGTTCAAAGACTCATTCGTTGGTGATGGTTCAAGTAATACGTTTACTCTTACGATCCCACCAACTAGTGAAGCGCATACTCTTGTCTTTGTAGACAGTATTCTACAAACAAATGCTGACTATAATGTAGCAGCATCAAATGTAATCTTCACCTCACCACCAGCATCAAATGCTGCGATTGAAGTTGTTATCATTGGTGACTCTGGTCCACAGGGTCCAACTGGTGCTGCTGGTCCACAAGGTCCTGCAGGATCTAATGGTGCTGCTGGTCCTCAAGGACCACAAGGTCCTGCTGGTCCGACTGGTCCATCTGGCACTGGCACTGGTAATCCTGGATCAACTCGCGATCAATTTACAGGTAATGGATCAACTGATACATTTACACTCACTGTTCCGCCAACCAGTGAAGCGCATACTCTTGTATTCGTAAACGCAGTACTACAGCCAAATGCATCTTATAATATTTCTGGAGCCAATGTAGTATTTGCGGCAGCACCAGAATCAAATGCATCAATCATTGTTTACACGATTGGTGACTCAGGTCCTCAAGGTCCTACTGGTGCTGCTGGTCCTCAAGGTCCGCAAGGTGCTGCTGGTTCAACTGGTCCTCAAGGTCCGCAAGGTGCTGCTGGTTCAACTGGACCACAAGGTCCACAAGGTTCAACTGGTCCACAAGGTCCACAAGGACCATCTGGTCCGACAAGTAATGCAACAACAGTAAGTGTGGCACCAATATTTGCTGGAGCATTGATTGGCGCAAATACGACGAAATCATTGAGTTCATCGACTTGGACAGCTCTCAATAATCTTGGTGAGATTGTATATGACACAAATAGTTTTGTAACAACATCTAGTCGTATCACCATACCAAATGGTGTCTCAAGAGTTAGATTATTTGGTGCTGCAGTGGGTGCATCAGCAACTGATCAATTTATAACTAGAATTCGAAAAAATGGATCAGATCTGATCCAAGCATCGACGAATGATATAGATTCGTCTGGTCAAGATGGAAGTTCAACCTTCACGCCAGTTTTAGATGTATCAGCAAATGATTATTTTGAATTATGGGCATATAGTGAAAATTCTAGAACTGTATTATCAGGAAACAATATCACGTGGCTTTCTCTTGAAGTTGTTGAAGGTTCAATACTTTCTAATACTGCAGTTGTTGCTCCTGCAGGTCCACAAGGTCCACAAGGCGTAATTGGTCCTCAAGGACCATCAGGTGCATCAGTAACAGGTCCACAAGGACCACAGGGTCCATCTGGTCCAACAGGTAATTCGATCTTTGTGACGCAAAATAGCGCAGGATCAATTACAAG